AGCACTGGCGACAGTACCTGCGGCACCTCACCACCGACCCAGCCACACGGACAGCGCTCGCCAACCACGCACGGCTCGGGGTGCGGGCCAACCTCACCATCGAAGCCAACGCATGGCGCTGGCCCGAAGCCTGGGACGCGGCACTCAAGCACCGCATGCGACGCACACCAAGGAAGGCAGCAGCCTAGATGCGGACCCTCACCCCCACCATCACCACACCCACAGCACTACACAGAGCCACAGCAGGCAACGGCAGCACCGACGACGACGAGGACGACCGCACACGCAGGCACCACGACCGCCACACCTCAAGTGGCTCCGCGCGCCACGGCGCTGAGCCACTGCGGCAGGGGGGGAGGGACTCCTCTAGCGCGCAGTGGGGAGGGGGCGCGCCCAGCCCACGCGGGGGTAAAAAACGACGTTGTCTTTTTTGGTCGCCGGGCTGGTAGGTAGATTGGTGTCATGGCTCTCTGCGCGCAGTGCAGCAAGCCCTTCGAGGTGAACAAGCGGGGGCGACCGAGGCGTTTCTGCACGCAGTGCCGACCGCCATGGGAGGCGAAGGACTACGGCGAGCGGGCTTGCGTCGTGTGCGGCCAGCGCTACAAGCCGACGCAGCGCCAGCAGGTCATCTGTCGGCGGGAGCCTTGCATCGCGGCGGCTCGCTTGCAGAGGGCGCGCACACCGAAGCCGTTTGATCCGGAATACGGTCGCCGCCAGCGTGAGCGGATGACTCCGGAGCAGCGTGAGCGGTACAGGGCTATGCGCCGCAACCGGAAGCACCGTCGGCGCGCGCGGTTGGGCGCTCGCGAGGGCGCAGCGGACCCGTTGCTGGAGCAGGTGGCCGAGCGCGACGAGTGGGTTTGCCACTTGTGCCGCAACACACTCGGGCCGGTGACGCGGGAGAACTGGAGCCTTGAACACGTGGTGCCGCTGGCGGCTGGCGGGGCGCACTCGCCCGAGAACGTGGCGCTGGCGCACCACCGCTGCAACACGTTGAAGGGCCTCAAGAACGTCGTGGAGATTACCTTCGCGTAGTGGCGTTTGCGGGTGCCGGGTATCCTGGCGGCCATGGGACTTTCCGAGGCGGCGCGCCGGAAAATGCTTGAGGCCATCGCGGTCGACGAGGACTTGAAGGCGACGCAGCGGTTGCGCGCGTTGGAGGAGCTCGGGCGGATGGACTTCCGCGCCGGGCAGCAGGGGGCGAGTGAGAAGGCGGACGAGGAGATGGCTCCGGACCCGATGGCCGACCTGGATGAGGTTGAGCAGGCTCGGTTGAAGCGGTCTAGGCGTCGGGCGGCTGCTGGGTGAGTCGCCGCAAGACTCGCGAGGAGACGGTGCCCGCGCTGCGGCCGGGCGACGCTGGGAAGCCGCTGGCGCGGCGGGCGAAGGCGGTGCGGAAGCACAAGCGCTTGCCGGGCGGGATCAGCCAGACGCAGCAGTCGTTCCGGGATGACTTCGCGCGGCGGCACGGGCTGAATTACGGCACGAGTCGGGGCGGCGAAACGGTGATCATCGAGGTGGAGGACCTCGACTGACGGCGACGGTGACATCGCTCCGGCCGACTGGTCGGCGGCGGCAGACGCTCAAGCCGTTCACGGTGGCGCACTTCCGGGTGTACTGCTCGCGGTTGGTGTTCGACGACGGCCAGCGGCGCGAGCCGGAGCCGTGGCAGTTGGACTACGCGGCCGAGCTGTTCCGGGCGATGCGCGCGGGGGAGCAGGGCGCGGAGGAGTGGTTGATCGTCCCGGAGGGGAACGGCAAGACCACCTTCGTCGCGGAGCTCGCGCTGTACGGGTGCGACTGGGCACCGAGGCCGTGGATCCCGGTCGGGGCGTCGAGCCGCGAGCAGGCGAAGATCTTGTACGTCCAGGCGAAGGCGTTCGTCGAGGACACCCCGGGGCTGGACCGGCGCTTCCGTTGCTTCGACGGCTACCGCGCGATCAGGCCCTACCGCGACGGGAAGCCGCGCACCGGGCCGGGCATAGAGATCAAGCCGTGGGACCCGGACTCGAACGACGGCGCGATCCCGTTCCCGTACTTCATCTGCGACGAGCTGCACCGCCACCCGGACATGTCGTTGTGGCGGCTGTGGAAGGGCAAGTGCCGGAAGCGCGGCGCGGTGGGCGTGGGCATCAGCACGGCGGGCGAGCCGGGCATGGAGTTCGAGGCGGCGCGCGACAACTTCCGCCAGAACGCCAAGACGGTCGAGGCGAAGCACGGCGGGCATCTGTATCGCGGGCGCAAGTTCGCGATGCTGGAGTTCCGGCTGAAGGACCCGGAGAAGGCGCTCGACCCGAAGGCGGTCGCGAAGGTCAACCCGCTGAGCCTGGTCACGTCGGACACGCTGAAAGACGACCTGGACTCTCCGTCGTTCGACATCGGCGACTGGAAGCGGCTCAAGTGCAACATCGCGGCGCGCAGCTCGCTGGCGGCGATCAGCGACGAGGAGTGGGGCAAGGCGTCGTGCCACTACGGTGAGATTCCGGAGGGCGAGCGCTGCGACGCGGGCCTGGACCTTGGCTGGAAGCACGATACGACGGCGCTGGTTGCGCAGTGGCTCGCGCCGGAGGGCTATCACCTCTGGGACGAGGCGCGGGTGCTGGTGCCGCCACGGGACGGCTCGACGCAGAGCCCAGACCGGATCAAGCAGGTGCTGTACGACCGCTGTGCGCGCAACCCGATCGACACGCTGGTGATGGACATGAGCGACGGCGTTGACATCGCGAACTGGGCTGTCGACGAGCTCGGGCTGACGGTGGTTGAGCGCGGGCAGGGCAACGACTTGATGGTGCAGGACTACAAGAACGTGATGCGCGGGTTGCGCTCCGGGCAGCTCCGGCGCGTGAACCACTGCCCGCTGTTGACGAGGCACACGATGAACGCGATCGGACGTAGGCTTCCGCGCGGGGACACTCGCTTCGACCGGCCGAGTGTCAACCGCATGAGCGCGAGGCTGCAGGACGTGCGTGTGATCGACGGGCTGACAGCGGCGGGCTTCGTCTACACCAACGCCTGCGAGCCGGAGCCGGAGACTCTCGACTTGGCGGCGTACCGCATCACGACGATCTGAGGAGGACGGGCCGCATGGAGACAGCGCAGGAACGCGACGCGCGGATAGGTGAGCTGGAACGGGCGCGGGCCGAGACCACCGGCGACCACCCTGCCAATGTGGCTCCCGGTCGCGGGGACCTGACGCGGAGCTCGATGCAGACGGCGTTCCAGCCGGTGAACGCGCTGCCGTTCCCGGTGTTCGCGACGGGCACGCGCGACTACATCCAGACGGTCGACGGCCGGACGATCAGCTTCGCGTACATCTTCGCGACGCAGCCGTGGGTGGCGGCGGCGGTGATGCGGATGCTGACGTGGTCGGTGCGCGTGCCGCTCAAGGTGTACCGCCACGTCGGCGACGACGATCGAGTGCGCTTGCGTGCGAAGGACCACCCGCTCGCGGCCGCGATCGAGCAGCCGTGGGAAGGCGGCTATCCGGCGGCGCTGACGATGGCGCTGCTCGGCTCGCTGCTCGTTCACGGCAACACGGTCACGGAGGTGCTGGAGGGCCGCAGCGGGAAGATCGAGTTCGGTCCGCAGGACTGGCGCTACCTCTCCCCGGTGCAGCCGAGTCGCGATGAGATCAGCGGCTGGACGGTCGCGGCCGACATCGGCCAGCGGTCGCGCACGTTCTCGGCGGACGAGGCGGTCCACGTGAAGTGGTGGAGCCCGCTGGGTCCGGAGGGCGTGTCGGCGCTGCAGCAGCTCGGCACGACGATCAGCATCGAGGACGCGGCGCAGCGCTACATGCGCATCGCGTTGAAGAACGGCGCGCGCCCACCGAGCGCCATCCAGGCGTCGACGGAGTTCTTGGGGCTGGAGCCGGAGGTGCGGAAGGCGCTGCTGGACCAGCTGCGCGAGGACGTGACGGCGCTGTACGCCGGTCCCGAGAACAGCGGCCGTCCGGCGTTGCTGCCACCCGGCTTGGAGTGGAACGCGGTGGGGCACTCGGCGCAGGAGGCCGAGCTGATCAACACGCGCTACGTGGACCGCGAAGAGGTGGCGGCGGTCTACCAGATCCCGCCACCGATGCTCGGTGACCTGCGGCGCGCGACGTTCAGCAACATCACGGAGCTCCGGCAGGTCGCGTACACCGACGGGCTCGGGCCTCCGCTGGTTCTGATCGAGCAGGTGATCACGTCGCACATCTTGCGGACGCTGCTGCGCGAGGACGACACCTATGTGGAGTTCGACTTTGCGGCCGTGCTGCGCGGCGACTTCCTCAAGGAGATCAACGCGCTGCGCGGCGCGATCAGCATGGGCCTGCTGACTCCGCACGAGGGCCGGTCGGTGATCAACCGGCCGCGCACTGATGAGCCGGACGCGGACAAGCTGTGGATGCCGTTCAACAACCTGCAGCCGATCGGCACGGTGCCGGTGAAGTTCCAAAAGACGCCGGTGCCCGCGCCGGGCGACCAGCCGCAGCAACAGCCTGGCAAGCAGCCGCCACCCGGCAAGCAGCAGCCACCGCCACCGCAGAAGGCACCGAGCGGCTTCGTCATCGTCGAGGACTGGCGCGCGCACGTGAAGCGCGAGCAGGAGGCGGCTGCCGTCGAAGTACCTGCGGCTCTCGAAGAGCCGACACCCGACCCAGAAGGAGCGCTCTCGTGAGTGACAACGACAAGCAGGAGTTCACCCCGGGCGCGGCGCTCGCGGAGCTCGAAGGGCACGTGTGGGCGCTGCGGCCAGAGGTGTTCGGCCAGCTCGTCAGCTTGGCTCAGGCCGGGCGGCTCGTCGAGAGTTTCCGCGCGGACGCGGCGCACGTCGAGGACATGGTCGTGATCACGGCCGAGGAGCTGGAGGTGGAGGCCGCGCGGCGCGGGCGTCCCAAGACCATCCAGGGCGGCATCGCGCGCATCCCGCTCAAGGGCGTGCTGATGCCGGTCGGCGGAATCCTCGCGATGCTGTTCGGCATCCCGGACCCGATCACGATGTTCCGTGGGCGGCTGCAGCAGGCGCTGGAGGACCCGGACATCGGCGGCGTCGTGATGGACATCGACTCGCCGGGCGGCGTCGTCGACCAGATCCCGGAGCTCGCTGCTGAGATTCGCGAGGCCGCGAAGTCGAAGCCGATCACGGCGATCGCGAACGTGCAGGCGGCTAGCGCGGCGTACTGGCTCGGGTCGCAGGCGAGCGAGTTCGTGGTCACCCCGAGTGGCGACGCGGGCAGCATCGGTGTCTACGCGACGCACCAGGACCTGTCCGGCCGGGCTGAGCAGCTCGGCGTGAAGGTCACGCTGGTGAGCGCGGGCAAGTACAAGACCGAGGGCAACCCATATGAGGCTCTCGGCGACGAGGCGCGCGCGCACATCCAGGAGGACGTGGACACCTACTACGACATGTTCACGACCGACGTCGCGCTCGGGCGTTCTGCGGCGACCAGCGAGAAGGTCAAGAAGTCTGACGTGGTGAACGGCTACGGCGAGGGCCGCTCACTCACGGCGAAGGCGGCGGTCGAGGCGAAGATCGCTGACCGCGTCGAAAGCATCGGCGGGATGACCGTCCGGCTACTCAGCCGGTCGCGGGACCCGCTGGCACTAGCGGCCGAGGCAGAAGCCGGAGCCGCGCTCGCCAACGATGAAGAGGCCGAGGCAGATGCCGGAGCCGAGGACCGAGCTCGGGAGAAGGAACGCGCAGGCGCGGGCCTGTTCGCCCTTCGACGGTCCTAGACAACCGACACCACAAAACCCCGACAAGGAGGATTCAGATGAATCTCCGGGATCGCCTCAAGGAAGCACGCGAGCAGATCAAGAAGCTGCTCGACGAGCGTGCCGAGGCGCGCAAGGAAGTCGAGTCGGCCAAGGAGAAGTTCGAGGCCGCAGATCACGACGGGCCTGTCCACGAGTGGCAGGAGTTCACCGACGCGCAGGAGGCAGTCAAGAAGCAGGGAGAGATCGACGACCAGCTCGCCGACCTCCGTGCGACCGAGACGGGCCTCCTGGAGATGCTCGGCAACAGCCAGCCCGACCGAGGCCAGCACGGCCAGGCCGGTCAGGGCGAGGCCGTGGTGGCTCAGGGCTGGAGCGGCGAGACGCTGCTGGCTGGCGAGGAGAGCGCGTACCAGCGTGCTCGCGGTGAGGGCACGTTCACGTCGGACGCGAAGTTCGGCACGATCCTGCTCGGCCAGATCGCCACGCGCGAGCAGGCCGTCGCGGCGTTCTCGGCTGGCGGCTTCATGGCCGACCTGCCGACTGCGCCCGGTGCGCCGGTCGACACTCCCGGCGTCGCTCCGGCGATCCGTCCGGACTACCGGGGCGTGCAGCCTCCGGTGCTTCGGCGGCTGACGTTCCTGGACCTGATCCCGAAGGGGACCACGGACTCGAACCTGATCGAGTACGTGCAGGTGCAGGCCATCCCCGGCAGCGCAGCGCCGGTTGCCGAAGGCGAGGTCAAGCCCCAGTCGGGCCTGACGCTCGTCGACGCGACCGCTCCGGTGCGGACCATCGCCGGATGGATCAAGGTCAACCGGCAGGCCATGGACGACATGGCGGGCCTCGCGACCCTGATCAACTCGCTGCTGCCGTACGACGTTCAGCGGCAGATCGAGAAGCAGATCCTCACGGGTGACGGCACCGGCCAGAACCTCAAGGGGATCTACAACCAGACCGGCATCGGCGCTCCGGCGTTCGTGTCCGGCGACAACCCTGCGGACAGCATCCTCCGCGCGATGACGACGGTGATCCTCCAGGACGCCGATCCGAACTTCGCGGTGGCCAACCCGCTGACCTGGCAGGACATCATGCTGATGAAGGCCGAAGGCTCGGGGAACTACCTCGCCGGTGGCCCGTTCAGCTTCACCGCACCGACGATCTGGGGCCTCGCGCTCACGGCGTCGCGCGCGGTGACGCAGCAGAACCCGCTCGTCGGCGACAGTCGGGGCGCGACCCTGCTGTTCCGCGAGGGCGTCAACATCAAGACCAGCGACTCGGATCAGGATGACTTCATCCGGAACCGCGTCACGGTCCTGGCTGAGGCGCGTGTCGCGTTCCCGGTGTGGCGTCCGGCGTCGTTCGCGATCGCCGCGACGAGCTAGACCGGCTCGACCGGGTAGCCTGATATGGCGGGGGCGGGTAGAAGCCGCTCCCGTCAACTCGGGCCACACAGTCACTACCGAGGAGTT